TGCTGCTGATACATTACCAAATACAGATGAATGGCTTACAGTAAAGTTTAAGGATGATGAAACTGGTACTGAGTATTACAAAAAAATGTGTATAAAGTACTTTAAGAATGTTGAGACTGTTTATACAATAATAATTGATGAGGCAGAGCCTTATCCTTATACAAAGAGAGTTACTGAAAAATGAAGAAAAATATAGTGTTTGGATATGTTCCTTCAAAAATGGATGGAACCGAACATGAGTTTAAAAGCACAATTCAAACAGGCTTACCAGATAAATATAATTATCTAGATTTTATGCCGAAGGTAATAGACCAGGGAGAATTGTCAATTTGTGTTCCATGTTCTATATCAGCATTTTTAAATTGGAGGGAAAACATAAAAGTGGGAAAAGTTAGAGATAACGGAATTAATTTAATGGAAATATATAACAATAAAAAAAATGCTGGCGACGGAATGACGTTTAAGGATGCCTTCAGATATTTAAGGCACCATGGTGTTGAAACAGAGGTTGGAAATATAACAATTAACGAGTATGCCAGAGTACATAATGCTGAAGCATTAAAAGCTGCTTTGGTAATGAATGGGCCGTGTGTGGGAGCTTTGCCTGTTTATAATTATGATTTTGAATTTTGGAAAAAGAGTGCTGTAAATTCTACATGTTTTGGATATCATGCAATATCAATAGTTGGTTATGATGAGGAAGGATTTATAATTCGAAATTCATGGGGAGATAGTTATGGCGTAAATGGATATACAAAGATAAAATTTGAAGATAGAAAGGAAATCATTGAAATGTGGACAGTGATATAAAAAAAAAGGAGAATTTAATTCTCCTTTTTTTCTTTCCATTCATATAATTTAGAACCGCAATCATATATACGGTACCATCCTTTGCTTAAACAAAAATTATGTTCAGTATCGGTTGGCAGACATCCATATTTTGAAACTAAAATATCTTTTCTAAAGCCGAAACGATGTTTTCTTTCATCTCCAATAACATAATAATAATTTGGTTGTGAGTTATGAATAAAATCAAAACCTATTTTTTCGTATAAGTTACCATTAGACCACCTTCGGTCAGCATAAGATATTATCATTTTAGGATTGTTAATTTTTATAAAGTTTTTCATAAGCCTGGAAGCTCCACCAACTACTGAGGTATCTATCTTATTACAAAACCTAAGAAGTTCCCAGCTACCTTCAGAAGATTTTCGACCAAGGTTTTTGCGTAAATTTCCGAATGTCATTAAAGACACAATTTCGTCATTATATTTTAAAGCTAAATTAAATTTAGCTGGAACATATCCTTGAATATGGTTACTTATTAAAAAATCTTTTGCTGTTTTATCATCTACTTGGCATAATTCGCAATCTTTGGCATATAAATGATTTTCATTCAAACCAAGAATGTTTTTTATTCTGGATTTACAGATATAATTTTTATGCGCCCATTCATCTTCAAATATGTGTATAAGCTGAATGCCTTTATCTTCACACATTTTTGTTTTTTCAAGATGGTAATTTTTGTTTGGTTTCTTAATTTCCGAATGCCAAAATAAACCATCAAACTCAAACGCAATCTTTTTTGAAGGAATATAGACATCAAGTTCGTTTCCTAATAGTATTATTCTATCGTTTCTTATAACATTTTCTTTTCCGACTAATGATTCAATAAAATCAGCCATTTCGTTTTCATAGTTTGAATATAACGAAGCACATTTTTGGCATCCGCAGCCATCTAAATGATAAAAAGGCTTTTGAAAAAATGAACCATGTTCTTTACATATTATTTCAACTGGAACATCCCCTCTTATATAATTAACTTTTGAATAATCATATTTATTGCCGTGAACTTTTTTAGCTTTTTCTATAAAAATTTCAGTGTTAGAAGTCTGTTTTTCAATCCTGGATTCTTTAGCACATTCAGGACAGTTATGGCCAGCCATATGAACTGTTGGTAGTTGTAAAAATTCGCCGTGTTTTGGGCATATAATAGTAGTTGGTGTATTAGCATTTGCATAAGAAGATTTAGAATAATCATATTTATTGTTATGAATGGCATTTGACTTTTCTATAAATTCTTCTCTAGTTAGTTTAACACCTTTATTTTTATTTCCGCATAATGGGCAACCATTTCCATTAGAAATATGGTCATGAGGGGTTTGAAAAAACTCTCCATGCTCTGGACATATTATACAAACTTTAGTATCAGTATTTTTGTATTCGACTTTAGAATAGTCATATTTATTTCCGTGAATAGTTGTAGCCTTTTCAATAAATTGTTCAGTAGTATGAGTTTTACTTTTAGAACGTTTTTCAATTCCACACTTTGGACAACCCTGGCCCTTTAAATGAGCATGAGGAGATTGTAAAAATTCACCATGTATAGGACAAATAATAGATACATTATTAATTGTTTTAGTAAATACAACATTTGAATAATCATACCTATCTCCATGTACTTTTTTAAATTTTTCAATTATCTGTTCTTGCGTATACATAAATTTTGTTTTTATAAATATATAGTAAAGTTTTTGAAAAAACAACGTTTTACAGTCCATTTTTTTAATGGGTACAAAAAAAAACGGGAAATATCCCGTTTTTTTCTTATAAGTTATGTTATTAATAACAAAGTATGCAATAGTCTGGACGGAGAGTTGCAGATATAGTTGCAATATCATCCTGGCCATAGTTTAAGTCTCCAAAATCGACATTTGTAAGGAAGCATCCTTTAAGAATCCATTTTTGAGCAACAACTCCAGCTGGGTCTAAAAGGCATAATTCAACATCGCGCTTATATCCAGCAGCATATCCCTGACGACCAGTAGCTGATTCAGATTCAAGCCTTACCCACTCCATAATAGCCTGTGAAGCTGAAGGGCCAATTGGGTCACGGAATGTCATTTGCATTTCCTGCCATGTATAACGGCCAAGCACCCATGTTGAGGTGTTTAAAAACTGAATTTCAGTTGCACCTTGGTTAATTGAAGGACGTTTTCCTGATTCAACTGTCCATTCCATAATTCCTAAATCAGAAGGAAAACGGAATAAGAACCTATTTTTTCTCAAAGGTTCGTAAGTATTAGGCATCTTCAAAATTAAATCTTCCATAATATAATGAGATTGTTTTAGTTTTTTATTTCTTTATTATAAATAGTTAAAAGAATATTTTTAATGGACTTGATTTTGCTGAGGAACGTTACCCTGTTGTTTAACCTGTCCATTTATATCCTTACCTTCTTTTTCATCTTCGTGAGCCTTGTCTGCTAACTGGAATATTTTTTTAGCAAACTGGTATACTGAATCATCTGGATTGTCAGAAAGTTTAGCCATAATCTTAAGAGAGTTCTTTCTCATTGTAGTGATAAACTCTTCAACATTAATTTCACTTTCGCCATTTACTGGTGCAGCGGCCTGTGCTTCTGGCTCTTGAGCTAAATCGTTATCCATTGGAGCACCACCCTCTATATTTTCACCAGCTTCGGGCTCCATATAATCCATATCGTCATCGGCGCCTTCAAAGTTGATAGCTTCATTTATACTTTTAGGTATTCTGTTTGAAACTTTTTTCAAAACGTTAATGTTTTCGTTTAATGTACTTTTCTTTTTCATATTGATTTATGTTAATCACTTATAAATAGTTTATACTTTTGTTTTTTATTGACAAAAATGTATTATATGCTATATTTTTGAAAATAAATAGAATATGGGATGCGTTTACCTTCTTGGTGACTGGGAAAAAGAAGGTTTTTTTAAGATAGGAGTCACCAGAGGAGCTATAGAAAAAAGAATTAAAAAATTACAGACTGGAAACGGTGGTGAAATTTATTTAGTTAATTCATATGAATATGACCATCCGTTTATTTTAGAAAAGATGCTTCATGACAAATATTCTATTAAAAAAGTTTTAAATGAGTGGTATGAATTGAGTGATGAAGATGTTTTAAATTTTAAAAAAACTTGTGAAGATTTAGTAAATATAATAAATTCACTAAAAAATAATCCTTTTTTCTCAAAAAAAATAAAAAGCTAATAATTAAGATAAAGGATAAAAAAAATATAGTATGACTTTACAACCAGCAAAGAAAAATGGGGCCTTTCAAAAACCCAGGTCAAAAACAGTTAGAAAGCGAAAGTTAACTACAAGTGAAATTATTAAAAAGAACATTGAAAAAAGTAAGAAGCCACATCCATTATATGGTACTTCAAAACTTGAAACCAGATTTGCTAAACAGTTTTTAGATAAATTAGGGTTTGAATATAAAAGGCAATATTATGCAAGGGATATAAAGCGCTATTATGATTTTTGCGTTTACACAGATGGTGGAATAGTGTTGATAGAAGTTGATGGAGTATATTTTCATGGAAAAGGATTAGTACATGAAGAAAAAAATGCTATGCAAAAGAAAAATGAATATGTTGATAATATCAAAAATGAATGGGCTAGAATGCATGGTGTTCCATTAATAAGAGTTTGGGAAGATGATATTAACGACAGGCCAAGTGAAGTAATGAAAATGCTTAGA